ATGTTAGATTCATTAACTCAAGAACAAAAATATACGATAGCTAAATTTTATAAATTATACATGGAACGTTCTAATGAAGGGCAATCTGAAAGTGAAGCGAATTATTTTGGAGATAGTATAAAAGCACAAGATGATTATTTCTGTGATCGTGAATACGATGATTTTTTAGAGAATTGTAAAGTTCTAATCGATCATGGTTATCTTGAAGGACAACTTACAGCAGATAGAATTGATGACATTACCGTTACTAACAAAGCTTTTACCGAAATAGAGCAAAGTTTTAAATAGTTAAACTGCTGTGCCTAGGACATAAGTGAAATAATGATGCGAATTTTCAAATTCGTAGTAGCTGACTGAACTGAAAAGGTGCTTAAAATCAAGCTTTTTCAGTTGTAGTCATCCTTGCGAGTGAGGCCCAAGCAAAGAGAATTTCATTAAGAAATTCTACAAGCAAAGCAAGTTGGGAGTGGGACGATGAATTTAAAAAAATTCTATCCTACTCCCAGTTTTATTTTTACGAAAAAGGTGAATATATGACTAACTGGAAAATAAATAATCAATCACAAAGACATTTGATGATTCAAGAACATGCGAATGAAATATCTATTGTTGAACCTTATCATAATGGATCTTTCAAAATATTAGCTGAAATTAACTTAAATCAAACATCAAACGAAGCACAACTTAACGATGAAAACTTATATGTATCTGTAAGTAAAGAGCATAAAGAGATTAACATTTTCGATAAGGTGAAATAGCTTGATTAATTATACGTTTACACTACTGTTTTTAAATAGTAATTAGATGTTAACTACAAGGTAATATGTATTATATTATATGTGTAGTACAATACAATTAATGATGTAAATTTAATGGAGGTAGCGTATGGAGAAACTGTTGTTCTATACAGGCACGGTATTACTAATTATTGCGATTATATTAATCTTGTTCGCTATTGTGGCAGTATTTAAAAATAAGAATTATTTTAAATATTTTGCGATGGCTATTACGATTATTCTACTAAGTATACTTGCTTTAGGCATTCATAAAATGATTGAAAGTAATAATCCATCTAAAAATCAAGCAACTCAATCTAAAGATAAGCAATCTAAAGAGGATAAATCATCTAAAGATAAAAAGAAAAAAGACAAAAAAATGGACGACAAAGATGATAATAATGTTACTCAAGAAGAACAAAATCGTTCTGAAGAAACATCAACTAATGAAGAATTAAATACTCAAGAACAACAAAGCTCACAACAAGAGCAACCAACAACCGAAGAATCAAATAACGAAGCACCTTCTACTCAACAAGATACTACACAGGATAATACTGTAAACAATCAAAATAATACTTCTTCTAATAATAATCAAAATGCGAATCAAGCAAACGACACAAATCAAAACTATAATCAAAGTAATAGAAATAGTAATAACAATGGTGATAATAGCGGTTCAAACGGAAATGTTTCTACAGAGGATAGTTCAAGTACTGAGAATCAGTCTAATGAAAATCAAACACAGACATATTCAGAAAATAGCTCCGCTGAACAATCTGAAAATGGCGAAGCAATAACTGAGACTAATACAGATGAATCAAATAATAGTGCAAACTAATTAGTGTAATCAATATATAAACTAATTAATTCAATTACTTTTACCGGGATAATCAACTTTTCGACTTATCCCGGTATTTTTTAATTTAAATTATCAAATATTATTAACTGTTGAATTTTTAGAAAAGTGTGACATACTTATAGTAATAATATTTATATCAATTAGATATTAAATATAATTAAATAAAGGGTGACACTTATGAAGAAAGTAGCTTTTGTACTACTCTCAAGTTTTTTACTATTAGGGGCATGTGGTAACAATGATGATTCAGTAGATAATGTTAAAAAAAGTTCTCACAAAAAAGACAACCCTAAGGCTCATAAAGATAAAGGCGAATCAGATCGTACAGATGGTAAAAAAATCAACGATAACTAATAGCAAAACAAGCATTTACATGTTTCTTTAATTGAAACGTAAATGCTTGTTTTTTTGTTTTTACATATGCCTAAAACGATACGTTGACTTACTTTCAATTGTGATCTTTATCAAATAGTTTTCCGACATCTTTTAATAAATCTTTACTTCCTAGCCATGTTGAAAGAGATGACATCGTAAAACTAATCGCTTTCGTTAATAATTCCATATTACAACAGCTCCTTTACTAACGAGTTGTCTTAATTCATCATGCTGACTTTAGTCTGCTTACAATATATATACCACATCGAAATTGGATGTAACATCATTGAAGCGTGGTACAGAATTTTAAATCCTTTGTAACCCCAGCTTTCTTTGCTTGTGGAATTTCTTTTCGAAATTCTCTTTGCTGGGGCCCTGACTGTACTGAGAAAAGCTTAATTTAAGTGTCTTATCAATTCAGTGAGCTACTGTAAATTTGCCAAATAGCATTATCATATTATTTATGTTCAAGAATCTTTAAAAAGCGTTAGAACCTTTCGTTCTAACGCTTCGTCTACATTTATTGAAATTTACATTTCAATTCCGATAATCAATGTATTTGTTTTAAAGTCCACGCACGACCGTTGACTAAAAAAAGTGTAAGTTAACCTTACGCTTTCTTCTAAGTTATTTAAAACTTATTCTTAGCTATGCAATGTATTTCGGTTTATAACGTCCACACATTGTCGTTGACATTTATATTATAATATTTTTATTAAATATATCAAGGCTAATAAATGTAATATAATTTAGTTGTACTCATCCAATATATTTTGGATATGACTATGTTGCTTATCAAAAACGCTTAGTCCATGATTTAAATAGCTTGTTGTTCTGAAATTTCACATTATACATCGTGTATCTATTAATAGAATTTACGATATCATTTACAATCTTTGTATTAACATGCGATCTTAATAATTCGTCTATCTCTATTTTACATTCATTATAAATTGTAGTGATATCAATCACATTTTGTACGTCTAATAGTTTTGTTATTTTCACTCTGCATTCAGCAATTAACATCTTATCTGCCTTTTCTTTGGCCATAATTTTTCTTTTTTGACTATTACGTGCTTCAGCCTCTTTTAATAATTGCTGTCGTTTTAACTCTCGCTCTTTTCTTAATGCTTCTTGTTCTTTTTCTCTTTGAATACGTCTTTCTCGTTCTAGTTCTTCTAGATACGCAAGATATTTCTTTTTATGAAAATAATCAATCAAAGCAAAGACTTTCTGTTCGATGTTAGTGGGCAAAGCCATACTATACTTTTTAAAATCATTAATTAATTCAATATTCTTTCTCGTAATAGGCTTTGATGAATTCGAATTAAAATCTTTCACATCTAACTCAGAGATCGTAGTCCACTCTTTATACATGTTTATAACTTTAAAATGATGCTCTGAATCATTCATTAATTTCTCATGATTTAAGAGTATATCATCCAACCAATCATCTAACAGAAATATATTCTTTCTAACCTGATATGCAATACGATTTGGAATGCCACTATGTTCTTTAAAATGTTCAATCCCAAGTTTCATAATTGTGTCTTTTGACTTTGATCGAAGTATATATTGATACTTTAATTCTTTTCCGCATTCACAATATAACGGCGTATCATTACAACACGTTCGGTAATTTTCATTTACTTTAAAGTCGATAAGTTCCCACTCTTCTGAATAGCGATACATATCATTGATTAATATATTCTTTTTTCTGTATTTATAATACTTAAACAGTATTTCTCTTTGGTTATCAGTTAATTGACTGATTAAAGCATGTCTATGTTTCTCATTATTCACATATCTCAAATAACCACCTCTTCTACTTAAAAGGTTAACTTTAGTTCATTACACATTAATGTGATGGTTGGATTTTCTATGTTTGCATATGTAAAAAAGAGATATGACTAATCACTCATTAATCATATCTCTTTATCAACACTATGATATTCAATTATAATGCCTAGTCTCATAGCAGACGGCTACTACTGTACATGATTTTGTTTTTTAAAGTCCACGCATGGTCGTTGACTTAATTATATTATAATATTTTTATATAATAAATAAAACATTTATATGTATTAACCTAGAAACGTTTAAATACAAAACAAAAAACCTATAACCACAAGGGTTATAGGCTATATAGTGGAGACGGCGGGAGTTCATTAATTCATTTAACTATTCATGTAGAAATCGTTATAAGTATTGTCATAGCAACGTTTAAGTTGTCTAATCAGTTGTGTGTAAAATGTTAAAATTGAAAAAACACAAGATATTTGGGGCAATGATTATATTGATATACTAATTAATCTTATGTTTATACATTTGCTCTTCACTTCAATATAATAATTTTTTCTCTTTTTAATTAAACATATGAGAATAACAGCGAATTAAATTACTTTAAATTTAAAGTATATCTCATATCAATATGATTTTTAAAATCTATATATTCTACTAGTTTGTTTTCCTCAGATATACTATTTAAAATTTCGCTAGCACAATCATTTAAAATGGTTTCTATAAATTCAAATTCTACAAAATTTATTAAAATATCTTTTCTGACATCTCCTCTATATTCATGTACCATATCTTGTAAATAATCTCTTTCATCTTCACTTAAATTATTAAAATCCTCTGGCAATATTCCAGATTTATCTTTTATATCGATTTGATTGATATGATAATTCATTCTATTACACTCATTAAACATTTTGAGTAAACTTCTATATAAAATAGGAGATCCTTCATATATTTCCCTATCTTCTAGTAGTTCAATAATAGGATTAGCATAACCATCGATTAAATCTAAAGTCTCAATAATCCCACTTCTCATTATTTCATCGTAAGTGCGATTATCTTCTGGTGCAACATACAATTTTAACCTTGATTCTTTTGCTATGTTAGAATGATTTAAAACTTTTATCATTTTGATATTAGCAACTATCTCAAGTTTGTTAATTATATGTTTATTCTTTTCATTCTCTTGATACTCATACAATTTTCTAGAATTATCCCCTGAAATCTTAGCACCTAAATAAGCACCACCAAATGTCGCAAACAAACCAGCAAATGAAATACACATCATTATTTTATCTTTATATTCTATGCCTTGCTGTATAGTGACAAAAATGAAAAAACTTAACAATATTAAGCCAATCAATGTAATAAACATCCATTTTTTTATTTTCATCGTATTAATTTAGCCTCTTTTATGTATTTTACATTAAGATTACATAAACTATTTTCTCACTGCAACACAGGACGTTTCTCAGCATAAAAACTAATAATATAACTAAATATTTTAATTATTTATTTTACATTGCCAGTATGTTACTATTTAAAACTTAAAATCAATTAATTATATAATTTCAAGTGATATTAAAGTGCTTTTTAAATCATCGAATTTAGTAAAATGCGCGAAAATTTGTGGTAACCCATATTCGTTTGTTGAATTAATATCAATTCCCCACAATTCAATATTTACGTATTTTTCAACTTCTACTTTAAGTTCAAACACATCATCATTTGAATTTGCTATCTTTATTTTATATACATTTTTAGTTTCTGTATCTACTCCTTTATCACCATAAATTAACTCTCCATGATTTTGTCTTATTATTTCTCTAATTTGATTTAAGTCTAAATCCTTTTCCAATTAAATTCACGCTTCCTTTTATCTATTAATATAAAACGACTATAATTATCATTGTAATATTATAAATTTTTATTTCACAGTTGTTAATGGTTTCGCCAACCTCATAGTATTTTCATACGTTATATTTAGTTATGAATGTATTTATTGAATCATATAGAGAGTCTATAAATAAAAAAGAGAGGGGTTCAAAATTCCAAATGTCTGCTTGTGACAAATCTTTTAAATATTTACTCTTTTTGTCTAAACTAATAATCATGAATGGTAAAGAATTAATTTTTAAAACCCAGTTTAATAAAAATCGTGACATTCTTCCATTACCATCTGGAAAGGGATGAATGCTTGTAATTCCTTGATGTGATTCGCTCAATTCATTAAAATTTTTAATATCCGTTTTATCGTTCCATATATCAAAAAGTGATTCATGTCTTTTAAAAAGACAGTACATTTCAGTGTCGATCTTTTCAAAAGGAACTGTTGTAATGTTTGATCCTGTAATAATTGCATTTGACTTACGATATTCTATTACTTCATAATTTGCAAATTTATAAAGATTACTATAATAAGACTTTAGTTTGTATTGATTAGGTGCATTGTTTTCATGCATTAAACTATTATAAATATAATTCAATCCTAATATTTCAACTTGATTTTCTGTTAAACTGGTCTTATCCAAATTATCTTTATCAAATAGTAACTCTGAAATTTCATTTGTACTTAAATTAGCACCTTCAAATCTCGAGTCATTTTCCACTATATCTTTTATACATTTCTTCCTTATTTTATCTAGTTCGAAAAATTCTTGATGAAGTAAACTATTAATATATTGTAATTTTATTTTAAAATCTATCTTCTCATCTAATTGAAAATAATCATTATCTTCAATTATTTCTTCCCCGAAAGTTTCAGCTCTCTTTTTTATTGAAGAGTAACTAACTTCAAAATAATCAGCTAATTTACATAAATCCTTTTTCTCTATAAATCCTTTAGCAGTATAGTCTTGTAATTTCGCTTTAAATTCTTTATGGGGTATTAGAATTTCGGCGGCAAATCTATTCGCAAAACTTTCAAGTCCATTATAAGGTGTACGCCTATTAGTTTTCTCCTTTAAAGTAAAATGATTTTCATCTCTATAATCTTTAATATGATGACATAGCTCATGTGCCAAAGTAAATTTCATTCTTCTGATTTTCTGATTAGAATTAAGGCCAATAAAAGCTTTTTTAGTTTTGTTTCCATTAATATATAATCCATCTATACCTTCCAAATCTAAAGGCATATAAAAAACTTCTAAATTTCTACACAGTAAAAAGATATCCACTTTAGCATGGATATCTTCACTTTGTGTATAGTTTTTTAAAACATACAAAGCTAATTCTCTTGGATCATCAACTCTATGAGATAATTCCCTTAATTCTTGTAAATTCATTACTTCTCCACCCTAACCTAATGCAGCTTGTAACTTATATAATTTTCTTATTTGATTTATATCATTGTCACTAATTCGTTTAGAATTTCTAGCAATAAAAGTTTGCTTAGGAGTTTCAATTTTACAAGAAAAAACATCATCTTCTTTAGTTAATCCATATAAATCAGCTAATATTTGAAGTTTATTAATATCATAATCTTTTAAGATATTTTCCTCTATCAAAGAAATATCTTTTACAGAAATATTGGTTTTACGAGCTACAAATTCTTTTGTTAATCCATATTCTAATCGAGCATTTAATAAACCATTAGTGATGTTTTTTTGCATAATTTTTACCTCCCTAACTATTATTTATTACAATAGCATTTATACTAATAAAAATAATTTGTTAATTACCTCAATTCAATAATACTATACTTGTCAAGTATAATATATATCATTCAATATAATTATCATAAAAAAGATAACAAAATAATTTAGAAGTGCTGAGCTAATCTTTTTTATCACTCCTCAAATCTCCCTATATCATCAATAAACGTAGGTACAACCATTTTCACATCAACCGTATCGTAAATAAGCCCAACGCTATCTATTCGGATAAATAAATATCCTATCATCATTCAATTTTATAGATGGTACTATGCGTCTATCTACACGGTTTCTAGCAATCATTAAGTTAAACGGTAGTATTACTCCTAAACCTTTTTGTGTTTTACTCAACGTATGCCACACTGCACGCTCTTTATCATTCATAAGATCATCGTAATAGATGACTGAACATTTCTTTATCGCCATAGCTCTGTTATACATATCTTCAATGCTAATCATATTTAATTTATCGGCGATTATCAGTCCTCATTGGTACCTATATCATCAATAAACGTAGGTACAACCATGCTCATCTCTACTTTATCTGTAAATATACTATGGTAACGACCTAGTAAATCACGAGCTTTTAAACGATCGCTAGGCTTAATAGGTACGTCTACCGTTTCCACATGCTCATTATACACAAGGTTCATGCGTCCAGTGTCTGGATTACGTTGGAATGTCCCTTTCTTAACCACAACCTCTTTAGTCTCTGTCTCATCACCAATAGCCGATTTAGTAAGTAAGTATAATATTTCTTTTGCAGATAAAATGGTATCGTCCATTATCTCATCTTTCTTACTTTTAATGTATTCGTCCACTTTCTCTTTGCGCAGCAACCTACTACCCGTTACATGTGCACTATTAGGGCTATATCCTGCCTTTATAGCGCTTTGGGTAACATTGAGTGTCTTAATATACTCATTCGCAAAACGCTCTTGTTTGGGCGTTAATTTATCCATTTAACCACTCCTTATTTTCTATAATTTTATCTATTAATTGATTAGTAAGTTGATTGATTCTGTTCACAGATAATTCAAAAATTTGTGCTATATCTTTGCTGGATCGTCCACTACGCAAAAGTAAAAACAAAATCAATTCTCTTTGCGTACAAATACGGTCTACTAATATCTCTAGCTCATTCATGTAAATATGGTTATCAGTATGTGTAATTTCCGATGAATATAACTCAACATCATCATTCAACATAAAGAAATCATCAGCAGAAACCTCTTTCTCAACATCATTCACGTAATTATGATAGTTTAATATAAATGTTTTAAGCGTCTCTTTATCACCAACAAACATAATCACACCACCATAGCTTGTTGCGGCTCACTAGCCTTTGTTAAAGGCTTACCATGACCCACGTTGAACAAATCTACCTGCAAACGTTCAATGAGCCTGTGTTCTTTTATACGTCCATGTGATTGCATGTATCTAACCACCTGCTGTTGTTCTTCTTTTGTATAGGTATTTAGCACCTGCTTTAATAAGGATAGACGTACCGATGAATCCTTTTTAAATCGTTTCAAATCAGCTTTCTTTTCACAAATCCATATCACAAGTTTATCAACTGGATATGAGACAGAAATCACTCCCATAATATCGTCACATGTCGTTATCGAAGTGCTTAAGTGGTACATTTCACTTATATGTGACTGGGCTAATTTAATTTTAGAATTGATATACTTTGGATTGTATTTGGTCAACAACTCATATTCTGAGATTTTTGTTTGTTGATATGGTGCACTAATATTTTCGTCCACAATGATACCCCCATTATATAGAATGAGCCTACCCAATAAAGGATAGGCATTTGAGTAATGTTTTATTGTCTATAAGCGTAGGCTTGCTTTCTTGCACCATCTTTTTTAGCTTTAGCATATTTTAATTGCTCGTTATATCTGTCTGCCAATGGTTTGATAACAACGTAACCATCTTTATCTTTGTTAATGACTGAACCTCTGTTCTCCATACCGATTTGTCTTAAAATATTATATTGATATGCTAAATCGTTATATTCTTCATTATTTTCATACGGGTGTAAAACCATTCGTTTTAATTGTGTGAAAGTACCTGAAATTTGCCCTTGCTCATTTTCAGAAAAACGATTCTCATAAATATTTTGTAATAAACTTAATTCATATACACCTATCTCTTTAGGGTCAGCATTTCTGACATACTCAATGATTTCTGAGTTATCGTAAAAAGAAAGTCGAGCTTTTAAATTTTGTCTATTAATTAATTCAGCTTGTGGGTTTGAAATATTTTCGGTTGTCGATTCCTTTTCGATTTCTTCTAATCTACTTTCAATATTCTTAATCTTATCACTAGCAAATTGTTTAAATTCATTTTCAATTTGAGTTACTTTCGGTTTTTGTTTCTCATCAATCGCATCTAATCTATACCCACGTTGATACATAATAAATGTTTCTTCTAAAAATTCATCTACTTTATCCAATAAATCTTTGTATTTTCGATCATTAAAAAGTACGTCGTAAGCACTTCCTGTTTTGGCTGCGTTTGTATTGTACATATATAAACCTCTTTCGTTTTAATTTTATAATTCGATACGTTTTAAAGCCTCATAGCGTCTCATACTACCGTCTGCTAACTTCTTAAGACTTTGCATTGCTTGGTGCTTTTCTTGATTAGTAGTGATGATATAGTAACCACGTTCGTTCTTTTTATAGCTGCACCCAATCGGGTAACCATAATCATCAATCAGCTTACTAATAGCATTTCTTAACCATCTTTCATTAGTTGAGTTATATTCACACCCCATTAAGTTAAGTATCTTGGACTTAGTTATATACTTATCTTTTGAGTTTTGAATAGTATCATAAATCCTTAAATATTCGTTTGGTACCTTTGATATTTCTTTTTCAATTACTTTCACGGTTATAACCTCCATTTTTTCTCGCGATGGACGTTACACGTAATAAAAATGTAAAAAGGAGTAGTTTTTTTACTTTGAAACGAGAATTCTTACTAACTATATTATACTAAATTTACACTTAAAACACAAACTTATGTTCCTGTTTTTACTCATTTTATTTTATACTTAACAACCCTAATAAACATTGAATTAACAACTTTTATAAGTGTTTTTCATACTCTTTTAACATACTACAATAAGAGAACGTATGTTCTTTAAAATTTGCACTTTATCCCCCTTATAAAAATTAAGCGCTTAGCTTTTTTTAGTTTTTTTATAGGAGCCACACAACATATGTGACCCCTCGTAACACTACTTATTCAAACTATAATAAGATGCTTTCAATTCACTCAACTTACGCTCTAACGCCTTGTAATCGTCTTGTGTAGCGTTCTCATCTTGTACAAATGCAGTAACCAACTTCAACCCCTCAACTAATTCTTGTGCAGGTTTATTAATTCCAGTAGCTAATTGATATAATATTTCGATATTACCTATCACATCAGCGTTACTAGACTGAACTCCCTCAAGTTCTTCAACATTTAATCCACTTTCAATATAAGTGAACATATCTGTGTTATTACTTTCTGAGAATGTTTGTAGTTCATAAATGAAATACTCATTTTCGAATAATTGACTTGCCATCATATCACTAATAGATAGGCGCATATCATCGTGTATTTCAAAACCGTTATAATATCCCTCAACACTTCTTATTAGCCCCTCTGTGTGCTTACTAGACGCTAATTCGAATGACTTTCTTACTTTGCAATCTTTAATATATACATGACCAAATAACTTCCCGTTCATCATCACATAAACCATATCAAATGGATCATAATATATCTTAAAAGCGAAGTGGTTTTCTCTACTGCTATCTAACAATCCTGTGTAGTACCTTAATAACGTAGCTGCTCTTGTTTCAAATTGATTTGCGATAATCTCTACATTCATTTAGTTTGCTCCTTTATCTTTTATTCGTAATACTACAGGTATCCACGACGGCTTATCTACATCTTCGGTGATAGCCAATGGTAATGGTGGTACTTTTCCGTCTAATAAATACCTCTCAACATATCGTGGGTTGTGAACAATTGATATTTTATTTTCTTGATACAACTCCTGTATAACTAAACCTGATTCCGTTGTGCAGTGATAGAAGAATACTCTATTCTTATCACCATCAAACGTAAGTGATCTATTGCCCTCAAAGGGTACGCATGCTTTATCAAATAGTGGTTCTAACTCGTATATATAAGTGCTTTCGTTCTCTCGAATAAAATCTAATACTTTATCTTTTAAATTATTCATACGCCACCTCTTTATTTACACTAAAAGTAATTGGTAACCAGTGGTAAGTATCTATATCATATGACTTTAAAACTGGTAAATTTAATTCTTTACCATCAACCATATAAATGACTGGTTCACATATTTTCATATCTATTAATCCTTCATTAACTAAGCTGCTAACGACATTAAAAGCTTGTTCGTTCCACCCATACCAAAATATAATGTTATTGTTCTCTGCACTGGTATAAGCTCCGTTTCCTTTGTATTCAAAATGATTCTCATCAAATATTTTTTCTATTTCTACAAACGATGTGCCAGCATTTTCAGTTATATATTTAATAATCTTATTTTTTACATTGTTCATTTTAAAACCTCACACTATACTGTTTTTTCTCACACTAACCTGTAATCTATCGAGGACCTTTACATCAACACTTACACTACATTCCTTACACCTTACAGATAAAAATCCTAGTTCATAATTTTATTTTAAAAACGCTTAATATTCTTATGAATTGTTATTTAAGTGTAAGGTGTAAGGTAGATATAACAAATCAAGTCATATCAACAGTTTCAAGCCTTACACCACTTTAAGCCTCCTTACACCTTAATGTAAGGTTTTTAAAATAGTTCCGTTAGTATCGTAGACTTTATTAGTTGTTTCTTTCATATAGAACCTCTTAGTTTTTTCTTGAACCTTTGACCAGTAAGCTACAGACTTATAACCTAACTTTGATAACTCTTTAGAAAAATTCATTTTATTCATATGATGATAGCCGTTATTTGCACACCATATTTGATATATTTCGTATGCTTTATCAGTATTACGCCCTTCTACTACCGGTAATTGTCTATAGTCTTTGTCTGTCGCATCTTCTATGAACTGCAGAACTGGATTATTATCAAATTGATATTCTTCTTTAGTCGTTCTAGCAATTTGAGGTTCTATTATCTCGTTGTTTTCTAGCGTTCTCTTTAGACCTTTTAATGCTAAATTAAGCAAAGCTGACATATTATGTGGTGTTATCAATTTATTTAGTAACATCGGGTCTCTCTTTTGTCCGTCTTTACCAAATTTACGCAGCATAGGGATAATTACCATACGTCTATAAAACCCCTCACTCTTGTCATTGCTCATTGGTAATTCATTACTAGCAAATATGAGTTTTACATATGGTTTAAACTCAAATGCGTCTTGCCCTTTAAACTCAAATGTAATGTAATTACCAGTAACAATAATCTTGAAGTTACCTGTATCTCTAATTCTGTTTGGATCTATATCATCGGCAATATTCACTAATTTCCCTTGCAAGTTAGCAGGTTTAAACTTATCGTTTAAATCATTAAAGGATAACGCCGTTGTATTCTCTGGGTTATAGAAATGGTGCAATAATTTAAGTAATGTCGTTTTACCATTACCACCTGGACTATAATAGAAGAAAGCAACTTGTAGGAAATTATCACGGTATAAACCGTAGCCAATCATTTCATAAATTAATTGTTCTACTTCTTCATCTTCATTTGAAATATCTTTGATGAATTTTTCTATCAAATCACTTTGCGCGTCTTTATCAAAATCAACATCAATAATATTAGTTATATAGTATTGAGGATTAAAAGGATTCAACTTTTCTTCAACAGTGTCATATATTCCGTTTTTCAAACCTATATAACGTGCTGAACATTGTTCTTGATGATTACCTAAACATAAAGTTTTTAACTTTTGATAAACTTCTTTATTTTGCTGTTCTCTTAAGGATGGAATATATTTAATAGTCATTTTACGAACAACATCTATATTTAACGGCTCATATTTCTTACCTGTAAATACATGAGGACGGTTATCAATATAGCAACCGTGATATTCTTCGTATAAAAATAATGCGAATTCATAAAATTTAAATCTATTTCCATCAAAAAAATCTTTTTCATCAAATATTGTTTCATTTTCCAAATAATCTGGAAATGTTGCCATAAAATGCCTCCTTATCGATGTTCTCGTTTGTATATAGATTCAAATGTGGCGTTAAACTCTCTAGAACTCATTGGAGGGTTACAATTTTTATTCCACATATAGCAATATGCGTATACTAATGGATCTGGTACACGTCTATTGAGTAACACACCAATCAAAGATGTTAGCGTTTGATTTCGGTTACCTGTTGAGACCCCAAAGGCAATTGACTTCCAAAAGTCATTATCACGACGTTTAGGATATTTAAATTTAGTTGATCCCTTGTGTTGTGATTTATATTTTTCAAACCATTCTTCTAACATTTTAGTCCCCAAAATTGGGGCGTCACTATGTTGGTATAAGAACGGATATTTATCTCGTTGATATACGGGTAACGCCATCGCTCTGCTAGGTTGAAAGCTCCCCTCATCTACTGGGTGACCTATTTTATTTACCAACACTTTTGTATACTTACGGTAATCATCTGCATTGAGACGCTCATTCAATGGCACATACAAGCGTATTCTAGGGCTTTCCGTTTGGTGATTAAACGTTGTATGCCAAAACCACGCAATGCCTTTTAAAGCGTCTGTAATTGCATCATGTAGTGGTCTCAACTTGGGTATGTCATCGTAGTCCAATACTAGGACATCACGATAAATTACATTGTCATTATTACGGTACTTTTTGTATTCTTTACCATCTTCATCAGTACCATCTTTTATATCGCCGTATACAGCTACACCACGAGCATACTTATTAGTATTATTTTGTGGTATTGATAACCTATTAATTAACTCACTCCATTTTGGTTGAGAAAAATTTTTAAAGGAACGAGAATCTAGGTTGTTATACCAAACCACTGATACTTGGGTATCGTGTTCTAGCTTTATTTTGTTCAAATTCTTCACCTCTAATGAAACAACGGAGTAATGATGTTATAATAAAAATGTGTAATTTCTTAATTACTCCGTTGTCAGATTATTAATTTTCTATGCGTTTAGTGATTCCTCGCCAAAGTTCTCACTAGACGTTTTTTCTATTTCATGGAATTTTTTAAGAATATCGTCAAACTGTTGTGTATAAAGTCGTAACAAATCAAACATCTGATCATTGTAAATACGTCTCTCATGGTAAGTACAAGCATCTCTAATTGCTTCATCTTTAGTTAGAACATGGTTGGTTTCATAAGGGTAATAGCCATCATAATGCCAACCGTGATTATCCTTTAAATCCTCAAATCTATCTTTCAATACTTCTAAATCATCAAATAAATTTCTTAATTCCCAATTCATTATTCAACGTCCTCCACTTCAATATTGCCGACAATATAATCTAAAGCCCATTCTAAAATGCCGATAATATGGCCTTCACGATCAGTTGTATATTCATGTTCTCCAGTATTATCTGTAACAGAATAGCGGTAAATTTCTCTATCTTCTTTCATAACGTCACTTAATGTCATTGTTACTTCATCAAGAATAGAAAATGCCTCATCTTCAAAATCTAATTCAGCAAGAATATTAAATAACTCTTTATGAATTAGTTTTAAAATATGTTCGTAAAATGCTGTATCGTCATAGCGATAATCTGTAATAGAATGAAATCTATCTTTTGCTGATAAAAATACATATTTATCTTTCTCATACAATACTTTTTCTAATACTTTTACTACTTTTGATAATTGATATTTGTGTTTTATTTCCATCTTATTCAACCTCCAAATTTAATCCATATGCCGACGCTAAAATAAATATTGCTGATGCTACGAAAACATCAAGTAATAAAGCACTTGCTAATGTTATAAACGAAATTGTACCAATATACGTTAGATAATTTTTCATCGTGTCACCTCCTTATAACTTTACTTTGATTGATGTTGAAAATAGATCGTCAATCGACATTTCAAAATGTTCACTTAATTTCCGTGCCTCTGGCATTGTGAAATCTGCATCTTTACCAATGATCTTTAAACTAAATCTTTGTGGACTTATGCATAGCAACTTTGCTAATTGCTTTTGGGTATAGCCCTTTTCTTTATAGCAGATGTATAAATTCCAATATTTAATTTTTTGCATATTGCTTATCCTCCAAACGATCAATGCCAAAAAATTCATTCGGTGTAACATCAAAATACTTACACAATACCATTATTGTTTTAGTATCTGGATTTTTGTTTTTTTCGTGATATAAACTATACAAAGTAGTTGGAGAAATACCAGTTTTTCCACTTAAATACATCACCGATTCTTTTCTTTCTCCCAGTAAGACACTTAATTTATTTTTCAATTTTCTAACCTCCTATCTTTTAGTAACCAATAAAATGTTTTCTATAACCACCTTATTGGTTATAAATATATAATACTCTCTGTATTAACGTCTGTCAATAGTCTATTGTTTATTTTAATTAGCTTATTGGTTATAATAATCAATGAAAGGAGCTAGTAAAATGATTATTACATCAAATTTAAAAGTGAAAATGGCAGAATTTAATTATTCTATTAAAGACGTTCACGAGAAAACCAAGCTATCTAGAACAACTATTTCAAATCTTTATAATAATTATAGTGATGGAATAAAAATTGATACATTAGAAAAACTATGCGATTTGTTTAATTGCACTCCAAATGATTTGCTTAAATCAACATATTTAGAAATTGAAAATATAGAATATGAAAAATTGAATCATGTATATGGTTTAAATGAAGATCGTACATTTAATAAGTCTGAAAAACTTAGTTTTTATAAAGCTAACGTTCAGTTAAAATTAAACAATATACCTTATTCAATTGAATTGAGATTAATTATAGAATCATCAAATTCATATTCCGATTCTGGACTGGAAATAGGAATTTTAAGACTCGAAGAATATGAGAATACATTTATCGGTGAAAGTCTCAACGCTACAGGATTAGTTAGTGTTCCATTGAGCAATAAAATTGAAGAAACAGTATTAAATGATTTTATAAAAAACCATACAAATATAAGTGATTATGATGTGATTGAAGATATCGAATATACATTTAAGTAGGTGATTCCCATAGAACATAACTTAAATCTATCCCACAACATATATAAAGCACAATTCTAAAATTATCATTTAAAAACTAAATATTAAGATTAAGAGTTTTGTATTGACTATCATGTTCCAAATGTATAAAATGATAAACAAGATAAGCAATAAGAAGCTGACCCATTATATATGGGAGGACTTATTCGCGCATTACACCTCTTATTCTACATTTGTAGTATGAGAGGTGTTTTTGTATATAAGGAGATAATTTAATGAGACCTTTTAAAACAATAGATGAGCAAATTCAAATTTTAAAAGACAGAGGATTAATAATAGAAGATCACGTTGAAACAAGAAACTATTTAATTAGAAATAATTATTACAATGTAGTAAATATGTACAGTAAAATGTTCCAAAATAGTGAAAACTCATATATAGCTGGTACTACTTTTAAGGAGATAAAAGCACTTCATATTTTTGATGCAGAATTAAAAAATTTATTTATGAAATATATCATCATTGCAGAAAAGCATTTTAAGTCTATATTCGCATATTACTTCTCCAAAACTTTTCATAGTAAACCATACTGTTATTTGGATACATCAAATTATTCTGACGATAATCCGTTAAAATTAGCTAAGACACTTTCTTTCATTTCAAATAAAATTTTAAAATCAAAGAATGATAGAAATCCTAATGCAATAAAGCACCATTATGAAGCTCATAATGATGTACCTATATGGGTTATTGTAAATGATATAACTTTGGGTGATATTTCGAATATTTATGAATTAATAGACAATAAGACTAGAAATGACATAGCTAAAGAGGTATGTGAAATTTTAAAAACCAATACTAATGATAATACAATTTTAGAGCCCACATATTTAGACAAAATCCTAAAAAATATATTGCGAGTAAGAAACTGTGTCGCTCATAATAATAAATTACTTCATTTTAATTCTGGAATTAATTTAAACTATATGTCATCGCTATTTGACGGATTAGTTCAAAGTAGAAGATCGAGCAGACAAATGCCTTTCCATACGTTTATTGCCTTACAATGCTTATTACCAATTGAAGATTATGCTATATTTCATAATTCAATTCTAAAAAGAGCTAATAATATGAGTAAAAAATTAGACTCTGAATTAACTAATAAAGTTCTATTTGCATATGGTTTCCCAGAAAATTGGCATATAGAAACTAATAAAATACCTCAGCCTTAATTTAAATGTTTCTGAAAAGAAGTGATTACAATAAACAATGATTTAAATATTTCCCACAATATATATAAAGACGCTAAACGTGGTACTTACTATTTTCGTATAAAGTACTATGATAAATATAATCAACGTAAGGAAATTAAAAAGAGTGGCTTTAAACAGCGTAAAGAAGCTTTGAAGAAATGTAATGAAGTTATGGACGAGTTAGAGGGTGTCGGACAAATAAATAAACTCCCCTTTAATAAGCTCGTAGATGAGTATATAGAGTGGTATTCTGCACGTCGCAAGTCATCTAGTGTTAAAGCATTAAAGACACATACAAAAAACCATTTGCTACCCTATTTCAAGTCTATGGACGTCTTTAATATGACTACACAAGATGTGATGAAGTTTCAGAATACCAAGTTAAAAGAGGGGCACTCTGGAGAGTACCTAAAGAAAATGCACGTGTTCTTAGTATCGTTACTTAACCATGCTATGAAGTTTCATGATCTAAAGCAAAATGTAGCCTCTTTAGTAGGTAACTTTGAAATTGAATCTAATAAGCGTTTGAACTATTGGACATTAGAACAATTCAATCAATTCTATGACGCACTAGCTACACAACAACAAAAGCTATTCTTCAAACTATTGTTCTACTCTGGGGCACGTAAGGGCGAAATTAGAGCCCTCACATGGCGTGATATTAACTATGATGATGCGTTTATCCATATAAACAAAACGGACTATCACGGTGAAGTGACAGCCCCTAAAACGAAATCAGCCATACGTGATATATACTTGCCTACTCACATGATGGACGACATCAAGGATTATTTGAATTGGTATAAAGAGAATAACATATATAAAGATGATTATGTGCTATTTGGTACATTCTTCAAAGCTTACAGTGAATCAACTATTGATCGTTGGTTTACCACTACATTAAAAGTATTAGATGAGCAACTTCCTGAGGGTCAGACGTTTCCAAGAATCGTTATTCATGAGTTACGACATAGCCATGCGTCTATGTTAGTAAATCACGGTGCAAGTATCATGGTTATAGCTCAAAGACTAGGACATGCAGATAGTAATGAGGTTTATAACAGATATGGTCATTTGTACCCTAGTACACAAAAAGAAATTGTTAAATATTTATGAGGAGATTATATATGAAAATATTTAATTGGAATATTATTAATGAAACTGGTTTTGATATCACTTGTGACTACTTTTCAAAAGATATAATCATTGTCGATAAAGCATCAAATAGACAACTCGTATATTTTAAGTACAATATTAAAGAAGATATTTATACTGAAGATGAAAAGGTTCATAAAGTAATTACACAAATTAATACTATGGATAAATCAATCACGATTTATGATAATATTGCGTCCTAA